GCCAACGGACAGAGCCATTGGAACGAGGCGAAAGCGATCTTTGAGCGCATCAAGCGCGGCGGGTTCGCGGAGTGCTTGCCTGCATGAACATCCTTTGCACTTTTGGCGGTAGCGCCTATGACCGAAGCACCGCGAAGACCGTAGAGCGCGCGCCGCGCATGGGAGCCGATGCGGTCCTGGTTTATGACGACAAATGGCTCACCGAGCAGCCGTTATGGCAAGATCCGCGATTTCAGTACCTTTTGCACCATCGCGGCGCAGGCAATCCGAACGGCGGGCGCGGGCTTGGCTGGTTCTCCTGGAAGCCATACGTCATCGCCGACGCGCTGTCCCGCTGCAACGATGGCGATGTGGTGCTGTACATCGACGCGGACACCCACCCGATAGCTGACTTCGGCATGTTGTTTGATATCTGCCAACGCGACGGCGGTCAGATGGCGTTCATGGCCACCGGGACTACTGAGCCGCTACGAAATGGCGACTGGAATAAGCGCGATTGCATGATTCAGATGGGAATGGATGAGCAGCGATGGCTCGACGCAGGGACGGCGGTGGCGCGGTTCATGCTGTTTCAAAAAGGCGCGCCCGGTATCGCCGAATTCCTCGCCGAATGGCAGGAATGGTGCCTGGACCCGATATGCCAGACCTTCGAGCCTTCTGTGCTGGCTCCTGAGCATCCCGGCTTCCGCGAACACCGCACCGAACAGGCCATCTACACGAATCTGGTCCACCGCAAGGGCCTGAAGCTCTACCGGGAAGCCTGCGAGTTCGGCGCGAAATGCCCGCAGGACTGGGACCTGTACCCACAACTTTTCTCGCAAGTCTACGAGGGCGGCATGAAGTCGCTCAATGGGAGCCGATACCGGAATGTATAGCCAACACGGGGAGGATGATCTGATTGCCTCGCTGGTCCCGGCGTCCGGTCGTTTTTTGGACATCGGCGCGTTCCACCCCAAGCAACTGAGCAACACGCGGCTCCTGTACGAGCGCGGCTGGTCCGGCGTGATGATCGAGCCGTCTCCCGGCCCCATGCGTCGCCTGATCGACTCCTACGGTTACGACGAGCGGATAACTCTGGTGCAAGTTCTCGTTGGCCCGTCTCGCGGGTTGAAGCGCGTAGAGGTTACGGATGGACCAGTATCAACCGAGAACGCCGCCGTGAGGCGTTTGTGGGCAAATGACGGGGCATATGAGGGCGTTGTCTATATCCCGATGGTGACTCTTGAAGACATTCTCAGCCAGTTCGGCGCATTCGCCTTCGTGAACATCGACGCCGAGGGCGGAAGTGTGGACCTGTTCGACCGGCTGATGGCTACGCCGATGAAACCAGCCTGTGTGTGCGTCGAGCATGACGGCGAGCAATCAACGGTTCAGCGCATCGCGCGGAACGCCGGCTACCGGGTTGAACTCACGAACGAAACGAATATGGTGGTTTGCCGGTGAACCTCGTCGCAATCATGCCCGCCCGTAATGAGGGGTGGGTGCTTGGCCTGTCCGCTCGCGCCGTGCTGATGTGGTGCGATTCGCTGGTTATTCTTGACCACGCCAGCACCGACGACACCGCCGACATCATCGCCCAGGTATCCGAAGAACACCCCGGCCGCGTGTTCGAGATGCGCGAATCGCAAACGGAATGGCGCGAGATGCACCACCGGCAGGAGTTACTGGAGTGCGCGCGTGTGATCGGGGCCACCCATGTTGCTCCGGTAGACGCAGACGAGGTTCTCAGCGCCAATCTGATAGACGGGATTCGCGGACGTATTGAGGCGCTTGCGCCGGGTACGTTTTGCGGCATTCCCATGAAGAATTTGCACCGCTCGATTAACCAATACAGAGCGGATAATAGCCCGTTCGGCTCGCAGGCAGGAACCATGCTTGCGTTTGCCGACGCGCCGCACCTGGGATGGAAGCCGCGAAACGGTTACGACCACCACCAACGCTCACCGCATGGCTCCCGCATGGGACAGATGATCCGGTGCGAGGGCGGGCTTCTCCATCTCCAGTTTGCTTCCTGGCGGCGGCTGCTGGCAAAGCACGCAGCATACAAGGTCATGGAACGGTGCAAGTACCCGACGAAGGCGGTACACCAGATCGAGCAAACGTACAGCCTCGCTCCCAACGAAAAAGGGCTTCAGCTTGCCGACGTTCCCGCCGCATGGGTTGATCAGTACGAACACCTGATGCGGTATCTCGATCTGGACCGCGAACCGTGGCACGCCGCCGAAGTCGCGCGGCTGGTGGCGGAACACGGCGCCCATCACTTCACCGGCCTGAACCTATACGGAGTGGTTTAAGGACCGACCCAAATAACCCGCTCACCCGGCTCCATTCGGGTCGAGTATCTTGTGTCATCGAATTTATGTTCGATGACTTTTGTTATCGGACTGGCTCCGTCGTCTCGCTCGTCTCCCCACACCTCCAGTTCTCTTTGTTCTGGTGTCAAGGCAAGCAATTTTTCAATCAACTCGTTGGCCGTCATATCCAAAGCGTAGCGTAAAAATGAGCGAACGTCTAAAACTTACCGTCACTTCTCCGGTTCAGACCTTCACGGAGCCGCTATCCGTTGCGGAAGTTAAAGAATTCCTTGAGATTCCTGACGCCGACACCACGCGCGATTCAATGCTCTCTGCGATGATTGAGGCCGCGCGCGAGGTAGCTGAATTAGAACAGGGGCGCGATCTCGTGGCGAAACAGTGGGATCTAGCGCTGGACCACATGCCCGACGAAATATACCTGCGTGAAAACGCGACGAGCGTGGATCTTTTCACGTACCGGGACTCCTCCGGGACTGTCACGACGATGGTCGAAGACACCGACTTCATCTTCGACACCTCCGAATTTGAGATTGTCCCGCCCTACGGCCAGATCTTTCCCACGTTCACGCCTTGGCCAGCGGCGGCGGTGCTGGTTCGCTACACCGTCACTCCGCCGGCTATCGACAAGCAAGTTTTGCTGGGTATGCGGTTCCTCATTTCCCAGTGGTACACCAACCGCATCCCGGCTGAGTTGGGAGCGTCGGCGGTGCAGCAATACCCGTATGCTCTGGCGCTGCTTCGGCATGGCCGCGTGGAGCGTGCCTGATGTACGGACGCCAAAAGCACAAAGGAAACCCCGGCCGCTTCCGCACGCTGCTGACCTTGCGGGCGTCTTCCGAGGCGCAGGCGACAAGCGGAGACGTGCAGCCAGATTGGACCGGCGCGGCACTCACCGTGCGCGGCTGCTGGGTGGACTCGACGCAGCGTATGCGGATGATCGAGGGCGGCAAGTTCTCCGAGGCTTCCGGCATTTGGGAAATTCCGTGGGTGCCTGATCTGACGGACAAGTACCGGGTGGAGTACGGGAGCCGCTATTACCGAATTGTGGGCGTCGGCAACCCGGATGAGCGCAACCGGGAGCTGCATCTGTACGTGATAGAAGATGAGGGCGCTAAGGGGGTGAGTGGGTGAGGATTCAAGAGGCGTTAGTCCGTCAACTCCAGCAAACCACCACGGCAACCTACGCCATCGTCGGCACCAAAATCTACTGGGGCATTTCCGGCCGTGATCCGACGCCGCCGTATGTGCGGTTGCGTAAAGCTGGTCATTCTGCCATTGCATCCGGTCTTACCGGTCTACGGCTACCGGCGAGGGCAACAATCGAGGTGATTTCCTTCGGTAAATCTCAGGAGGCGGCAGCAGACCTTGCCGACGCGGTGGCATCCGACCTGATCGGGTATTGCGCCGATATGCCGAACACCTCGCCGCCGACATCCGGCGCGGTTCGCGTCTCCGGTATCGAACCCGGCGATGAATCGGACCTCATGAGCGAAGAGGCTCTCGAAAAGAACCTATTCGCAGAGTCCCGCGAATACTTCGTGGACTACCGCTAACTATTGGCGCGCGCGGGCGCGCTTGACGACCAAACCACTAAACACTGCCGACAGGCAGGAGGTAACCCATGGCTTTCAATCCCTCGTCTGCGGCGGGTACGCAACTCCTCTACTCGACGTCTTCGCCGCTCTCCTACACGCTGCTCGAAGGCGTCCAGGGCATCACGCACAGCGGCGCGCAAAAGAATGACATCGAGTACACCGCGATCAGCGACACATCGAAAAAGTTCATCCCCGATCTTCCCGACCTAGGAGAACTGCAATTCGATCTTGCCTATGATCCGTCGAACGCTGGACACGCGGCATTGTACGCGAATTTCCTGCTGAACGACGGTACGGTGTTCTATCTGAAAAAGCTGCTGGACGACACCGGGGCCGCGTACACCGAGTACGTCGGCTACGTGAAGCAATTCAACACCAGCAGCCAGAAAGGCACCTTCAACAGCGCATCGGTTTCCTTCAAGATCACCGGCACGCCCAACCTCGTCCCGTAACACCCCAAGGGGGCCGCAAGGCCCCCAACCAATCCCATGAATCCCCTTTCCAATCAAGTCGATATCCCGTTCCGCCATGGCTCCGTGCGATGCACGATGAACCTCGCCGGTATCATCCGCGCCGAAACTGACCTTAACATCGCCATCATTTCACCGTCGAAGATTCCGTTCGGCGAACGCCCAGTGATGGTCCAGATGAACGCCTACCTGTACGCCTTGCTGTCGTCGGTGGACGGGCTGAATCCGAGCATCGAGGAAGCCACCGCCGCGCTCGTAGGCAAGAAGGCAGCTTTCATCACCGAGCAAATCGGGAAGGTGATGCCGGCACTCACGGTGCAACTCGAAGAGTACAGCAAGCAGTTCAAAAAGCCCGACGAAGCGAGCGGTACCGACCCTTTAGCGGAGTAGCGTGGTGGACCCGCCAGTGGTCCTTCGCCGTGGTCTTTATCGGCATTTCATCCGCTGAGTTTTGGGCGCTTACGCCCGGGCAAATGATCGACCTGATGATTATGCACGACGTGAAGCGGAGGATGCAGCCGAATGGCTTCTAAGTGGGCCGTCAAGTTCGATGCCGCTAAACTCCGCGAGGCGAAAGCCGCGTTCAAAAGCATCGCGCAATCCATGGACCCTGGCGGTGCGGATGTTGCGGCGCTTTGGAAGATCGCCCAGAACGAGGTACAGGACGGCTTCCGTAAGGCCGCGCAACTTGTCCGCGATAAGACACGCAGTAACGCCGCATTACAGGGCGCGCCGAAGCGGCTGTACACGGGCTCTCGACCAGCCATCTTCTCATTCGCCGACTTCAACGCCAGCGCCGACCCAAAGCGCAAACGCTCCGCTCTGGTCGGTATGCGAACCGGGCTCTCTGTCCGCAACGACGAGCCGAACCTCTACATCCGGTGGGGCAATGGGGCCAAGCGCCGCAAGAGCGGAACAACAGCCACGCGCGGCCTGTCTATGTCCATCGCCGCTCTCTTTGAGCGCGGCACCGCCGACCGGCGCATTAAGCCCGGTCGATTCTTCCGCTCCGCCGTCTTTGGCACCCGCGCCACGGTCTATCAAATGCTCACCCGCGCATACACCCGCGCCATCGCAACCCTCAACCGGAACCAATAAATGTCATCTCTCGTAATCCGCATCACCGGCGACCCGACATCGTTCCAAAACGCGATGGACGGCGTTGGGCGTTCGCTCGACGGTGCCGCGCGCAAAGCAGAAGCGGTATCTGCGAAGCTGTCGTCTCTCGGCAACTCGCTCTCTATTGGCATCACGCTTCCGGCCATCGCCGCTGGCACCGCGCTGGTGAAGACCGCCGCCGATATGGAAGCGCTGCGCATGGGGCTTACCGCCGTCACCGGCTCGAGCGCTGAAACCGAGAAGCAACTGGTTCGGCTGAAGGAAGTGGCCAAGCTGCCCGGCTTGGGCTTTGTCGAGGCTATCCAGGGATCGGTGCGTCTGCAATCCGCTGGACTCTCCGCACAACTTGCGGAGCGCTCGTTGAAGGCGTTCGGTAACGCCCTGGCCACGGTCGGAAAGGGTAAGGCCGAACTCGATGGCGTGACGCTGGCGCTGTCGCAGATCATCAGCAAGGGAAAGATCAGCGCGGAGGAAATCAACCAGCTTGCCGAGCGGGTGCCGCAGATCCGCGTGGCCATGAAGGCTGCGTTTGGAACGGCAGACACCGAGGTATTGCAAAAGGCTGGCATCGGCGCTGAAGAGTTCGTTACTCGCGTTGTCGCGCAACTCGAAAAACTGAAGCCGGTTACGGGCGGAACGAAGAACAGCTTTGAGAATTTAGCTGATGCGTTTCAGGCCGCAGGCGACCGCATCGGTCAGAAACTTCTGCCTGCCGTCAATGAGGCGATACCGAAAGTAGAATCGCTCGTCAACTTCGCCGTTGAGGCCGTCGAGGCGTTCAGCAACCTACCCGAGCCGATCAAAGATACCGCCATTGCCTTTGGCGTTCTGGCTGTGTCTGCTGGCCCCATCGCCACGCTTGCCGGAAACATCGGCAAACTGACCACGGGCGCGCTCGCACTTGGTAAAGCACTCGGAGGCATCCCCACCGCGATCACCGTAGGCGTAACGATGCTAGTTACGTCCGTCATCCGCGATCTTCCCGATATCAAAAAGGAACTCAACCCGGATAACTACGGTAAACCGGGGAGCAACTTCACTGATGCATTTCGGCAGGCTCTGACGGGCAAGTCGCGCGAGATGGAGGAATCTCTAGCCGCAATCAACAGCACCATCGGCGGGCTTGCGAATGCTCCGTCTACGTTCCAGATCCTCAACGACAAAACCAACACTCTCCGGTCTTCAATCCTAGACCTTTCTGGCGGGTTTAAGAAGCTGGGCGAGGAAAGCCAAAAAACCTCCAACATCCTCAAGGCCAATAGCGTTGCAGACCTGATCTACATTGAATCTCTCCAGCGCATGAAATCTGCCGTCGAAAAGGCGAAAGACATCATGTACGAGTGGTCCATCCAAGGGACAGCACTTGGAAAGCAGATGGACACATGGAAGGCCCCTGTTTCCGCAATGTCTTTGGAATTTGAGTCAATGTCTGGGGCCATCTGGACTGCCACCGAGAACATGAAGATGCTCTCGAATCTCCGCCCTCCGCAAATTGAGATCAACAAGCAGGGATTAGAAAACCAGAGCCGTGTTGGCATCACCGGCATGAATAATGCCGCGAAAACGCTTGGGTTTGAGACTGACCAGGAACGCTACAACCGGCTACAAAATCTTTCCAAAGCGCTGGATGAAATTCGCGCCGCATATGATCGCGGGCAGGCCAGCGGAACGGATCTCGCCAAGGCGCAAGAGGCGTACAACAAAGCGGCACGCGAGGGAACACCGGCAACGAAAACGCAGCGCGAGGCGCTGAAGCAGGTGTCTACAATCGTCACCGACCTGTCGCGCGGCATCGCTGACGTGATCTTCCAAGGCGGAAAATTCGGTGACATGATGGCCAAGGTGGCCAAACAGGCCGCGCAAGCAATCACGCGCGAACTGATCGAGGGCGCGCTCTCCAAGCTGTCCAAGAAGATGCTCGACGTGGGCGGTATTTTCGGCAAGGTGTTCGGCGGCGGCACTGGTCCGGCTATGTCCGCTGTTCCAGGAGTGACTGCCGTTGGACTTGAAAATGGCGGACTAGGTAGCCTGCCGGGACTCGGCGGTTCTGCCGGTGGATCGACATCAGCCGCTGGTGCTGCCGCCTCATCCGTCGCTGGAATCGTCGGCGCTGTCGGCTCCGTGGTGTCTGCCGTGTCGGGCGTCATCGGAAACTTCCAGATGATGGGCATGAATAAGTCTCTCGACCTAATCGAGAAGGAAGTGCGATACAGCCAGATCCACCTCCTATACATCCTTGAAAAAGCCAACGAGTACTGGCCGTACATGAAGACCTGCTGGGAGTCGCTGATCCGCATGGAGCAGCGGCAAATGGCTGTCGGCGGTGGCGGCGTGACCAATAACTTCGCTGGCGCGTATTTCCTCACAGACTCGGCGTTTGAGGACTTCATGCAGCAGCAGGCTCGCTGGCTGAAAGCACAGGGCTTTTAATGGGGGTTTCCGTACTCATCGCCTCGATCACGAGGAACGATAAAACCGCGCTCAACGGGGTGTCGATCACCAAGGCGCTGAACGCCATCCCCACGGCGACCATCCGCACGATTGACCCTGCTGGCTCGTTTGTTCCGCTCGTCGGCAATCAGGCAGAGATTCAGGACGACCTGAACGGGCCGACCGTATCTTTGTTCGGCGGCTCTATTTCCGAAGTCGAGCGAATCCGCCGTAACAGCAATATCGCTGTCCTCGAAACGAACTGCTCCTGCGTTGGCTACGCCGACAGGCTTGAACGCCGTCTGGCTGGCTACTACGAGTGGAACGGGCAGACCGGCGGGCAGATTCTCCGCGACATGATCGCTAATTCGATCAGCGGCGATATCAACGATGCATCGCCGTCGCAGATCGCCAATGGTCCGGTAATCGACTCGCTAGTGGTGGACTACGCCACCTGCCGGGAGCTTGCGGACGAGGTGCGGAACCTGACGCAGTATGAATATTATGTGCTGCCGGATGGCACGCTCTCGTATTTTTCGCCGCAATCCAACGCTTGCCCGATGTCGATTACGACCGGGGCGAACGTCACAAAACTGACCACGCGCGAGACGCGCGAAGATCTTTGTAACCGCGTCACAATTAAGGTATCGAACGCGCTGCGCGACCCGGCAACCGAGACACTCACGGGTGACGGCGTAACGCAATCCTTCAACGTTACCTATCCGGTAGCGCGGGAACCACAAATCTTCATTGGTTCTCCGGCCGTCGCGCAAACAGTAGGAATCATTGGCGTAGATACCGGCAAAGATTGGTACTGGCAAGCCGGATCAACCGAGATCCGGCAAGACGATGGCGCTACCCCGATCAGCGGAGGCGTTTCTATCGACGTGGTGTACGTGGGCACCGAGTCCATTATCGTCTCCGCTGTCAATATGGGCAGCGTGACCGAGCGCGCAAGCGTGGAAGCAAATAGCGGAATCTACCACAAGCTACTTACGCTAGATCAGCAACTCACGCGTGCCAACGCCCAGGCTATCGCCGACGCCTACGTTGACCGTTTTTCGTCGCTCTCTACAGTGCTGGTGTTTGAAACGGATTCGCAGCACGAACCGGAGATTATCAATGTCGAGCCGGGGCAAGTGATGACCGTATCGCTAACCGGCTGGAACGCGGCCGGGACATACCTAATCCGCTCAATCACCCTGCAACTCCGCAAGAACGACCAGAACGCCGACCGCTGGTTCGCCCGCGTCGAAGCCGTCAGTGGTCCGGTGCTGCGGAATTACATCGACCTGTTCCGCGATGTTAGCGGGGGCGGTAGTGTATCAGGTTCAGCGGCCATACCGTCCGCCACGGGTGGCGCTGGAACGTATGTGTATGAGCCAGCCAAGCTGACCGGCAACACTACGATAACGGCACCCATCCCGGCGACGAGCGGGGCGACGATGGTGGTGTTTATCAAGCAGGGCGCTGGATCGTACAGCATCAGTTTCAACGCCGAGCAGTTCGCCCAGATCGTCAACACCAACATCCCAGCCGTAGAGAACACCGAAATCGCTTTCCCATTCGTCGGCCGCTCTGATGGACTCTGGTGGCCAATGTCGTTCGCACGAGAGATGTCCTAATGCTTAAAACCCTCATTCTTTGCGCGCTGCTGCCAGTGGCCGCGTTCCCGCAAGCCCAGACGCCTCTTACCGTCACCCAATCCGCCGGCAGCGCCACGGGTGAACTGCGCATGCAGGAGCGGCGCACGAACGGCCAGAACTACGTCGGCATCAAGGCCCCGCAATCCATCCCCGCCAACGTCACCTGGACCCTGCCCTCCGCCGACGGCACGAGCGGCCAATGCCTGCAAACCGACGGCGCGGGCCAATGGCAGTGGGCCGCGTGCAACTCCAGCGCAGTGGACCTCATCACGACCGATTACGACTGGTC